AGAGTCTCTAGATAGCCCCATGTCTGCGCGTCGATCGATTGCGTCATGGCAGGCGCTACACGCCCATGCGCCGAGCAGATCGTCTGCCTTAATTCCCATGCCAGAGATGCCAGCCATGCGGATGTGCGCGAGCACGACTGTCTCGCTGTTGCAGTTGCAGACCTCTGGTATGCGCACCATGCAGGGCCGGCCTCGAGCCTCCTTGCGCAGATCACCAGTCTGCTTTGATGCCACGATTGATCCTTGAAGATTTCATATCTACATACACATTTTCACGGATAGCGGTGCCGCCGTTGATCGTGCGTTGCGTCTCGGTGACCTGCCGTCGCATGGTTGCAGTCGATAGGTTCTGTACCAGCAGCACATCGTCATCGACGAGAAACAAGAATCCGTATAACGGAACACACAGCATCTGGCCGAGCTTGATCCCGGTGTCCACCTTCTCGGCGGTGATCAGCCACTCGTTTTGAAACATTCGCTGGAATTGCTCAAGGGTCAGATTGTACCGACACTTTGTTTCAGCAATCCCAACGATCTCGCCGTGCCGGATGAGGATGGCATCGACCTTGGCCGGCTGATCCTTTGGCGTCTGGATGTACTGGAATCCCGGCTTGGCGTTGAACCAGTCTGCAACGTGCTGCTCATCGGCGAGACTGACTTGGCCTCGCGCGCTGTGAATATCAAGACTCATAGTTTGGCTCCGGTATGTGAATGCCGAGCTCCGCGCATTTGGCCTCGATCAATGCGAGGTAGTCGCTGAACTCCTGCTTGGTGAGTTTGCTCGATCTGCGGATCGGCTTATGTCGCTTGCGGCCAAAGCCCTCGATGATCTCGGAGCCAAAAGCCTCGATCAGGAAATACTCGTGCAGATCGCTTGTCGTCCAACCTCGCAGCTGCTCGCCGCCTCCTTCGAGGATGGATGGATAGACCACGCCCCAAAGGAAGGCGTTCTGCTGGTCGCTGCGTTTCGGCTTGAATGCCTCGATCGTCACTTGCCATGAGATGGCAGGGTCGAGCTCCCGCACCAAGACCGAGACCGCTTGCGCGATCTGGTCTGGCTGGGTGCCGCGTGGGAATACTCGTTTCAAAATGGGATATCCGCGATATCGTCGTCGCTAAACGTCTCGGTCACTTGCTGCTGCTTTGGTACCTGACGCGGTTCGGCGAGACCATCTTTCGGCTTGACCGATAGCGAGAAGTATTTCTGCCCTGCCAATCTGCCGTTCTGCCCGGTCTTGAGCCAGCCGTTGAGCCAATACTCGACTCCGTTGATGTTGATGCTGCCGGTGTAGTCCGGCTGGTTCTCGCTTTGCTTGCGATCGTTCTTGGCTAGCAGGCCGCGGTTTGTGTTGTCGTACTGGTTCACAGGCTCAACTCCTTCAGATTGTTTATTTTGCGCTCGACTTCAAACAGGAAATTCGACACGGCCTGCGTGATCTCGAGGATCGCTGGCTGGTCACGATGGACGCGGATGATGTGCAGTCGCAGTCGCTCCGGCAGTTTGGGCTGGTAAACGACGTAATCGCACCAGTCGCGCCCGGTCACGGCCATCTGCCATTGCATTTGCAGGCGGTGTTCGGTGGGAACTTTCTTGCTCTCGATGATGTCCAAGGCCGTCGCCGGTTGGACGCACTTTATCTCGACGAGGCCTTCGGTACCGACGAGGCCATCCGGTGACGCACCGGCCTCAAGTTTCGGATGCTTGATAAAACCTACCTCCTCGACCAGCAGCCCGACACGGGCGCTGTAAGCGGCTCTGGCCTCGGCCTCGGTGTCGATGCCGTGCTGCATGGCCGGGCTCGTATACGTCTCCGTAGGCTGTCCCGTGAGGCGTTCGCAAACGAGCTGCGCCATGTAGTTACGATAACCAGCCTTCGACTTGTCCATCATTACGTTGGAGATCGCGGAGGCGGTGACGCGACCGACACGGGCATTGAACCATTCATCTGTACGCTGTTCCATTAGGCGAGTTCCTTTTTGCGGGCTGCGAATTTGTCGACGTAACTGCCCCGGGCAGATTCGGGCAGAGACTTGAATAGGATGGTCAGGGCATCGACGCTGGTGCAGGCGGCGAGCTTGGCATCGATCTCGGCGTTCAGCTCCTCGCGCTCGGCCTCCGGCAGATCCTCACCAGCGTAGATGTAGAGGCCAAGGCCGTGCAGCGCGATGCACTTGGCAAGGCAGCGCATGATGCTGGTATTGACGGCGAACGAGTCCGGGTTCTGGATTGGCTTGTTGCGGTGGTCGAGCACCGGCAGCAGGCAGGTCTTGATGTCGCCCTTGATCTCGACAGAGACCTTGACCATTGCGGTCTGATCCTTGAGGTAGATCACCGGCAGGCCGTCGTATTCGTGGACGGTGTAGCGCGCAGCCGGGTCGATCTTCAGCACCTCGGCCCATGCCCATGCCCACGACAGATAGGACAGGTTGCCCTTCTTCTCGATGTGGTCGTTGACGTTAATCTTCAGCAGTTCGCTCATGGCAGGCTCCGGTAAATCTTGGTGAGTTCGTCTTCGATGATGGCGTTCAACTCGGCGAGCGCGCGATCGCAGGCGGCGATACGCTCTTGCTCCTCCCGCTCGGCGAGCTCTTGATCCTGTTGGTGCCACCAGCTCTGGTCATCGTTACCCCAAGGTGCTAAATCACTCACGGCTCTGTATCTCCTCTTGTTGTGTGCAGCCGCCGTCGCCACACGGGTCAAGCGCAGCGGCTAGCAAAAACAGAATGATCAGTCCGATGAACTGCGGCCACGGGGATTTCATTTCTGCACCGTTGCCTGTACGCCAGCGGCGTACCCGTCCGTCTTGCCCATCGAGTAGGCGTACTTGAGCGACTGCTCGATGATGGGGTCGAGTGACTTGTTGCCGACCATTTCGATCAGCGACTGGGTGACGCGCTCGAGTTCGGCGCGATAGGCGATGTCGTTCATATGGCCTCCTTGAGGGCGTTGACTACGGGAACCCAATCGGCGAACCGCACCGGGTCACGCTCGACTTGCTCGAACAGGTCAGGTTGCTCGTCCGGGTTGGCTCGGAAGAAGGCGACCTCGCACTCAAAGCAATAGTCGTCGCAGACTGCCTCGGCAACTTGGCATTTAATGCACCATGCGTTTTCCATCTCGTATCTCCGTCGTTGTTATGTTGTGTATCGTAACGTCGGTTAAGAAAGAGTCAAGCCCTAGGAGGGGCGGCTTATGCCGCCGCCCCATTGACCCACCAGCGACCAACTCGGATTGCACGATCACGATCCATCAGTTCGGTGACCATCCGATCATTGACGCGAACGTAATAGTCGGAGCCGGTAAGAGTGCTCACCTCGACAATCTCAACCTTTCCGTGCCAGCAGCGCATACGCCCGATGACGATCTCAATGTTCTCCGGCTCATCGTTCCCAAGATCGCCGCGATCAAATCCGTCGAAGCGGCTGTTGTCGATGGCGCTGTCTTGAAGGTGTTCTGCGTACTTGTCGAACATTTTGTTTCTCCTGCCAGCACCGTGCTGGTGTGATGCCATCTTAACGAAGGTTAAGTATCTGTCAACACCTATCCAGAAAAAATAGGTACATATTTTGCCGTGCATATTCCCTTTGCCTTTTCTCCGTAACAGCGGTTAAGATCGGCAGGCCATGAATACCAATGACCTACTCGCTGCCTTCAACGGCAGCAAAGCACAAGTCGCTCGAGCGTTCGGCGTGTCTGCTCCGGCAGTCTCGCGCTGGGTGCGTAACGGAGTCGTTCCCGAAAAGCAAGTACTGCGCTGGAAGCTCGGCCTCATCGCCGCGCCAGAGGCTGCCACAGGCCGTCTCGCTCGCAAGCAGTTGCAGATAGCGGCTGCGCGTAGGTGGGCCGAGAAGGGCTGACAATGCCCAGAAACGACAAACCCCCTTTCGGGGGCTTGACGCGGTCGGGGGATGACCATACGCTCAACTATGCGGAAGCGTGGTGCGAAGGCTAGCGGGGGTTGCGCTAGTCGTCAAGCACTACGCATGGTTTCAATCAACTATGCGGAAGTATTGCAATGAACTACTATCCTCGACATCTGGGTGACTACGCCCGGGATGCGGGTCATTTGACCCTTGCCGAACACGGCGCATATACCTTGCTGCTTGATCGCTACTACGCGACCGAACGTCCGATCGGCAGGGAAGAAGCATTCAAGATCTGTCATGCGGTATCGAAAGCCGACAAGGACGCGGTCAGTTCTGTGCTGCGCGAGTTCTTCCAGATCGCGCCAGAAGGTTACCGAAACAAGCGAGCCGATGAGGAAATTGCCAAGGCTCGAGACAAAAGCCAGAAGGCCAAGGCGAGTATCAATGCTCGATGGAATCAACGGTCTACAGATACGAACGTAATACGAACGTATGAAGAACGTAAGCCAGACGTATTACTCTCCAATAACCAATATCCAATAACCAATAACCAAGAGGTTAAGAAGGTCGCAGCGACACCAACTGGGCGTCGCAAGGGGCTCCGTTTAATAGGGGATATTTTGGGAGAAAACACAGATGGGCGATGAATTCCAGTATGTGCCGAGCGCAGGGAAGTCGAGTCCGCAGGACAAACTCGACGACCGTAGCGCTCATGCCGTTCGATCTAGCGCTGATCATTGGGCAGCAGCAGTTGCCGAGAACCCGCTAAACCGTCTGCGTCTGCTTGATGCCAAACTTGCTCGGCCGGGTGTGGATGTGGAAGCGATTAAGGCCAGAGCCGGTGAACTCATCCGCGAATTAGGTGCAGCCAAGGTGTTGACCGATCCAGATTGCGTTGGTTTAGTGCGTCAGTTGTTCGGCCAGCGTGGAGTCGATCGGTTACGGGAAAGGGCCAAAGAGAATGCGTGATCACATCAATCCAAAACATTATCAGCAGGAGATCGAGACCGTTGATTTCATGCGAGCGAATGCTAAATCCCAAGAACATTTTCTGGAATTCTGTAGACTGACAGCCTTGGGCTACATTTCTCGAGCAGGACGTAAGCCTGACAACCCGATGGAGCAAGACGCACAAAAGGCAATCTGGTGGCTCACTTGGATAGCAGGACATGACCCTCGCAATCGATAAGGCTACGGCGACTGGCCCGCGTAACGACGACGACGAACCGTATCGCGCTCTGTGGTCGAGCGTTCTGTATCTTGCTATCCGTGACTGCAATCGCAAGGGCAATGCTCGAGCAGCGCTCCATTGGATCTACGCTCCGCATGATGAGGTCGGGAGCCTGCGCTGGATCTGCGATATGCTTGACCTCGACTACCAGAAGCTGCAAAACATCTGCATGACCCGGGAAGGGCGCGCAAAAATCATCAAACGCAACGTAAGGCTCAATCATGCGTATCGTGCTCCCGTGGCCGCCGAGTATTAACCATTACTGGCGTAATTATCGAGGCCGCACGGTGATCTCGCAGGACGGGAGGCTTTATCGGCAGACCGTCAATTACCGCATCCTCGAGCAGGGAATCCCTCGGGACAATCTGAATTGCAGGCTCGCGGTGCGCATTGACGCGTACCCGCCAGACAAGAGACGGCGCGATTTGGACAACATCCAGAAAGCCCTACTCGACGCGATCGTTCACGCTGATGTCATTGAAGACGACAGCCTAATCGATGCCCTATCCATCCAACGGCATGAAGCCAAGGACGAGGGCGAAGTCATTGTGAGAATCGAACCTTATGCCAAAGAGATGCCGGATCTGCGGTTGTGAATACGCCTTCAAGTGTCAGAACTCGAAGTTCCATATCTACATCCAAGAACATTACGAGCTGATCGAAAAAGTAAACAAACTAGCGAGGATCATCGGAGATGCAATCGATACAGCAAGAAAAAGTGAAAGAACTATGGGCCGAGGTACGCGAACTAAATCAACGACTCGCGGCGGTTCACCGCGAAATTCATCGCGTCGAACTCGGGTTGCCGGAACCCTTCGACTTCGGTAAGGATTGGGTTCCACCGTTCTTGAGGCCCGGATCATGTATACAGTTACGGACGAGGATGTAACCGATGAGGAGCTGGCCGCGGTCGAGACGGTGGTGACGCTAGCGATCGCGTGGCATACGATGCGAGAGTATGAAAAGGTGTTGCGCAGGATCTCGAAATGGAACGACGATGGCCCTTCGATTTGGGCGCGCCGCGTGTTGAACGAATACGAGCGGAGATTGGATTCGTGAAGGATGGAATTAGGCTAGCGCCCTGCCCAAGTTGCCATGCGGCAGGCTGGATTGCTGATGGCATGGGCGACTGGATTCGCTGCTGCGAGTGCAACCCAGAACCGCCGCCCAAGGAGACTGCGACCGTGCTCAAGTTCGCTCGAGGTGCCAAGGTCAAGCAAAAGCCGGTAGACGATTTGCCCCCGGCAGCATAAAATCGGGACATGAAACAGGGGCTTTATGCCAACATCGCAGCTAAACGGGAGCGAATCAAAGCCGGCTCCGGTGAGCGTATGCGCAAGCCGGGCGAGAAAGGCGCGCCGACTGCGAAGGCGTTTCGTGAGTCCGCAAAGACCGCGCTGAAGCGATGAAGGTCGCTCGCCTTGGAGACAATGGGAATGATGAACCTGACCCGATTGTTCGTAACGTCGCTGGTGAAGTCCGCGTGGGAGCGAATGCTTTCCGCGCATCAGTATCTCGAGCGACTCGTGTGTCGAGCGTCCAAGCCGTTGGGCCAGCAAGACTCGGTGGAGCCACCCGCGAGCGTCCACCGTTCTGGCAAGACAAAGACACGCCGACGCAAGAAACAAGACTGATCCCGTGAAGACTCCCGCGTGGCAGCGTAAGGCCGGACAGAACCCGAAAGGCGGGCTGAATGAGGCCGGGAGACGTTCTGCGAAAGCCGAGGGGATGAACCTCAAGGCTCCGGTCAAGTCCGGTGACAACCCGCGACGCGCCTCCTTCCTCGCCAGAATGGGCAACGCACCGGGGCCGATGGAGAAAGACGGTAAACCAACCCGGCTCGCCCTCGCCCTCAAGGCTTGGGGAGCCAGCAGCAAGGAAGATGCTCGAGCCAAGGCCCGGGCGATAAGCGAACGAAACAAGGCCAAGAAGGATTAGACCATGCCTCTGAAGCAAGGATATAGCCAAAAGACCATCTCATCGAACATCTCGAAGGAGATGAAGGCTGGCCGACCGCAGAAGCAAGCGATCGCTATCGCACTATCGACCGCACGATCGGCTGCGAAGAAGGCGAAGCGTAGCGCTGTGGTTCAGCGACTGACGGAAAAGTAATGCCACCGAAGACTCGACACAGCGCTGGCAGCGTCCAGAACGTACTCAAGGCGAATGCTGGGGTGCCATGGGTTGATCGCGTACTCAATCCAGAAAAGTATCCGAAGCCAACCCCGAACGCGATGGGCGAGATAGCAACCCACAAGATGGCTGCGGAATACGGGCCAGATGGCAAAGCGTATGCGTTCCCGACCGTTGTGCTTGAAGGCGGTCGCTACGTTGAGTTGCCGGTGAATGAGGCGATGGAGCGAGCTCTCGCGAAGGGTGACTTTATTGCAACGCCCAAGATTGAGGACGCCATCAAGATCACCGAGCGATACAAGACGAAGAAGTTCTTGGATTTCTTTAAGCCAAAGTCTGCTGGAATGCGAGCCGTACAGGGCGAGTGATGGACAGAGCAGAACAGGTGCGCAAAGTCATCGAGCTCGTAGAGGACGGAATGTCCGAGCGAGCAGCCTGCGCAGAAGTGGGAATCAGTCGGGCTACTTTTCGCACGACGGCGCTGAAAGTCGCATCGGGCGACCAATACGCGCGCGCGCTCGAGGCTCTCGCTGCCGATCAGGTCGAGAAAGCCGAACAGGTCATTGAAGACATGAGGGCTGGCGTGATCGACGCCCAGCAGGCTCGGGTCGAGCTGGATGTGCGCAAGTGGTTCGCCTCCAAGTTCCTGCCCAAGCGCTACGGTGACAAGGCCGAGGTCGAGCATTCCGGCAACGTCGGCCTGACGGTCAACGTGCTACGGATCACGGATGCCAACGATAAACCTGCCAGCTAACGGCTGGCTCCCTCGCCACTACCAGATTCCGGCATGGCGAGCGCTTGAGGGCGGCACGAAGCGCCTTGCTCTGGCATGGCATCGCCGCTCTGGTAAGGACGACATCAGCCTGCATTGGGCGGCTGTCTCCATGATGACCCGCGTCGGATCTGTGTGGCATATGCTCCCGCAGGCCAACCAATCGCGTAAGGCGATCTGGGACGCCGTGAACCCGCACACCGGCAAGCGTCGCATCGACGACGCATTCCCGATCGAGCTGCGTGAATCGACGCGCGAGCAGGATATGTTCATCCGGTTTAAGAACGGCTCAACGTGGCAAGTGGTCGGCTCGGACAACTACAACTCGTTGGTCGGTTCGCCCCCGGTGGGCGTGGTGTTTTCCGAGTACGCAATGGCTGACCCCAATGCGTGGGCATTCTTGCGACCGATCCTCGCCGAGAACGGCGGCTGGGCGATTTTCATATCGACACCGCGCGGCAGGAATCACTTTGCTCGGCTGGTTGAGTACGCCAAAAACGATCCCGATTGGTTCGGTCAGGTGCTCACGGTCGAGGACACGAAAGCGATCCCGATGGACACGATCGCTCGAGAGCGCAAAGAGCTGCGCATGGAGCGCGGCGACAAGGAAGCCGAGGCGATCATCCGGCAGGAATACTACTGCGATTTCGATGCGGACATCCCGGGCGCGTACTTTGGCGAACTGATTCACAGCGCCGAGGTCAACGGCAGGATTGGCGAGTTCCCGCACATTGTCGGCCAGCCGGTCGGTACCGCGTGGGATATTGGAATCGGCGACTCGACGGTAATCTGGTTTTACCAGCTAATCGGACACAAGGTGCGCATCATCAACGTGCTCGAGGGTTCCGGCGTCGGGCTCGAGTGGTACGTCAAGAAGCTACTAGCGCTTGACTACGTCTACGGCGAACACATTTGGCCGCACGACGGTGCGCAGCAGGAGTGGGGCAGCGGGCAATCTCGAGTACAGGTCGCCTCGCAGTATGGCTTCCGGCCTCGCATCCTCGAGCGCGATGCGGTCGATGACGGCATCCAGTCTGTGCGAATGATGCTGCCTGCGACCGAGTTCAACATGGCACCAGAGCCATTCCCGGGTGAGACGGCAGACGAGGCCAGAGCTCGCATGGTTCGCGCGCTTGATGCCATCAGACAGTACCGGCGCGAGTACGACGAGAAGCTCCAGCGGTTCAAGGACAAGCCGCTGCACGATTGGACGTCACATTTTGCCGACGCTTTGCGCTATCTTGCCAAGGGCAGGAAGCCGTTCCGTGGCACAGAATCAGCCCGTCGCCACGCACCGCAAATCGCTGTAGCGGACTACAGGGTGCTGGGGTAGACTTTCGTCGCAACCCGAAAGGAGCGCGATATGTCAAGTCTTTTTAAGCCCAAGATGCCGAAGATCGAGCCGACGCCCCCGCCTCCGACGGTGGATGAGGCGCAGCTCTCGCGCATTGAACAGCGCCGTCTGGCCCGTCGCCGTGGCCGCGCGTCCACAATCATGTCCACACCGGCCAGTCAGCAGACCGGCTCGGTTGGCGTTTCTAGACTCCTTGGCGGCGGCTAATGGCTACCAAGAAGATTTCGGCGCTGACGTCGATTGCGCAGGATTCGATTGATCCTGCCGTCGATGTCTTGCCGATCGTCGATACCGGCAGCACAGAGACCAAGAAGGCGACCGCTGCGGCGGTTGTCGGCAAGTCGATCGGTGCGCTGGCTGCAACGTGGAACGACGCCCTGACAACGTTTAAGGCTCGCGTGTTCAACGTCACGGACACGGCCTCGGATGCGGGCAGCCTGCTCGATGATCTGCAAGTCGGTGGAGTGAGCAAGTGGTCGGTGCGCAAGGATGGCGAGCTGACCGCTGGCATCGTCCCGTTTGGCCGACTGAAGAACAACAGCATTGGCTCGTTCTATTCGACTGCTGACCAGACCGGCAGCGTATCGACGCCGACCGCGCTCACGTTCAACAACACGGCATCGTGGGCAAGCGGCATCTCGATTGCGTCAAGCAGTCAGATCACGTTTGCGAATGCCGGAATTTATTTGTGCAGCGCTAGCATTCAGTTTGCGAACGCCAACAACACGCCCTACGACATTTCGATCTGGTATCGAATCAACGGGGCGGATGTGGCCGCAACAACCAGCACAGTCACGATCCCGCAGTCATCTGAAGGTGGCCGACTGGTGTTTGAAATTACATTCATTGAGCAACTGACTGCTGGGCAGTACATCCAAATGATGTGGTTGCCCGAAGACGTTGCTGTTACCGCTGACTACACCGCTGCGGTAACCGGCCCACCGGCGTATCCATCAACCCCTTCCGTTTTGTTCTACGCGCATCGAGTCGCGTAATTGGAGACCGAAAATGGCTGTAGGAATTACTCTTCTCTCAAACGCTAGTGCAACCGGCAACTGGTTTGCATGGCCGGGTGGTCGCGGCGAGTTCCGTGTGCAGGCCACATGGGGCGGCGGCACGGTCAAGCTGCAATGCAAAGGCCCGAACGGAACAGCGCAGGACGTTGGCACCGATGTCACGTTGACCGCTGACGGCGGCGGCATCTTCGAACTCGGCGCTGGCGAGATTCGCGCAAGTGTCACAACGGCGACTGCTGTGTACGCTGTTGCTCTGCGCATACCGTCGCCGACTTACTGACTGGTGGTTCGATGAGAACCGCTGCTCGCAGTTTTTCAAGGGTTGGCTCACGCACGAATGCCCGTGATTCGATCGGTGGTAGCGTACCGTATGCTGGCCCAACCGAGGTCGAGTATCTGGTAGTCGCAGGCGGTGGTGGCGGCGGTTATGGCGCTGCTGCGCTTGCTGGAGTCAAGGGTGGCGGCGGTGCCGGTGGTTTCCGAACTGGCACAGGGTTGGCCGTTGTTGGTGGCACGACATACACCGTTACAGTCGGTGCTGGTGGCGCAATTCAAAACATGGGGTCGAATTCGACCTTTTCGACTATTACGTCCGCAGGCGGTGGCTTGGGATCGGGCCGATTTACTTACGCCGGATACGCTGGTGGGTCGGGTGGTGGCGGCGCTGCTACTGATTATGACGGAACTACTTATTCAAATGGAGGCGCTGGCAATACTCCGGCTGTTAGCCCATCACAGGGCAATGGCGGCGGTTCTGCGTTTTATTCGGGCGCATACGTTGGCACCGGCGGCGGCGGCGGTGGCGCTGGCGGCAGCGGATCTGGCGCATCAACTGGCAATGGCGGCGCTGGTACTGCGTCTTCGATTACTGGGGCTTCTGTCACCTATGCGGGTGGTGGAGCAGGCGGTGGAAATTACAACACTCCTGCGCGTCCGCTTGGAGGCGCTGGTGGCGGTGGAAACGGTGCGTGGGCGAATCCTAGTACGGCTGCTGATGCTGGAGCCGCTAACACGGGCGGCGGTGGTGGCGGTGGGTCATACGCCAATTACGTCAACAATGATGGCGCAGCAGGCGGTTCTGGTGTGATTGTTATTCGTTACCCAGATTCGTTTGCGCTTGCTGCGGGAACAACCGGGTCTCCTGTCGTCACAACATCTGGCGGTTATCACATCTACAAGTGGACGGCCTCCGGCTCGATTACTTTTTGAGGCACAGGCATGGCGCACTTTGCACAGTTAGATGAGAACAATGTCGTCACGCAAGTGATTGTCATCAACAACGATGTGTTGGTCGATAACGGCGTCGAGCGCGAAGAGCTCGGCGTCCAGTTTTGCGAGAGTCATTTTGGCGGCAAGTGGGTGCAGACCAGTTATAACGCCAACTTCCGTGGCAAGTATGCCGGCATTGGCGACACATATGATCCTGCGGCAAACGTGTTCGTCGCGCCGCCAATCGAATTACCTTCGGAGTAAGACATGGCCGATACCAAGATCAGCGCACTCACTTCTGGCGCTCCGGCGCAGGCTACAGATGCAACCGTCATTGCTCGCTCTGGCGCGAACTACAAGCTCACGGTGTCGGACATCGTAGGGTATCTCGGCAGTCCGATCACGGAGGCCAATGGTGGCACGGGAGAGTCAACCTACTCCAACGGGCAACTCTTAATCGGCAACGCCTCTGGTGGGCTGACAAAGGCGACGCTGACAGCTGGAACCAACGTCACAATCACGAACGGGAACGGCGCGATTACGATCGCTGCCTCTGGCGGCGGCGGCGGTACTGGAGATGTAGTCGGCCCCGCCTCTGCTGCCGACAACGCGATTGCTCGATACGACGGTACGACCGGCAAGTTGATTCAAGACAGCGGCGTCTACGTCAGCGATGCCAACAAGGTGTCCATCGGCAGCGCTGCGCCTGTAGCCCTGACTGCGACGATTACCCCACAAGTCCAGTCGCTCGGCACAAATATCAGCACCTCTGCCTACATGGTTGCCCGGTATTCTGCCGATGCTTCGCAGACGTTTTACTACACGGCCAAGTCACGCAATGCGACGGTCGGATCGCACACGGTACTGCAAGACAACGACGGCCTCGGCGGCATTGTGATGTGCGGCAGCGACGGCACGAACTTTGTCGTAGGCGCAGAGATTTTTGGCGAGGTAGACGGTACGCCGGGCTCCGGCTCGATGCCCTCTGCTATCGTCTTTCGCGTCAACAGTGTCGAGAAGTTTCGCGTCTGGAACGACGGCAAACTGACCGACGACAAGGGCAATCTACGCGCTGTCCCGCAATCGGGGTCTGCAAAGACCGGCAGTTATTCGCTAGCGACTACAGACGTTGGGCTCTTCATCGAGGTCGGCTCTGGTGGCTCTATCACGATCCCTGACGCGACGTTTGCTGCTGGCGATGTAGTGTCGATCTTCAACAACACAGCAAGTGGCGTCACGATTACTTGCTCGATTACCACGGCGTACATCGCTGGCACGGATGCAGACAAGGCAAGTGTGACTTTGGCGACGCGAGGGGTGGCGACAGTTTTGTTCATCAGCGGGACGGTTTGCGTAATCTCTGGCAACGTGAGTTAAGCAATGAGCGGCGCGAAACTTCTGCTGCTGGGAGCCGTTCAGCAGGCTGTAGCCTCTGACCCTTATTTCGAGAACACCACGCTGCTGCTGCCGGGCAACGGGACGAACGGCGCACAGAACAACACGTTCCTCGATAGCAGCACCAACGCCTTCAGCATTACCCGCAACGGCAACACGACGCAGGGTACGTTCTCGCCGTTCTCGCAGACGGGGTGGGGTGCGTATTTTGATGGGACGGGGGATTATCTGACGGTTACTGCAACATCGCCTTTGCAATTCGGCACTGGAGATTTTGCTATAGAAATGTGGGTAAATTTTACAAAAACAAATTCTGCAGGCGGAAGCGCAAGAAGAATTTTTGGGTTTGACACTGGTTCGCCATTTGAAATTTATATATTTTCGACTGGGACGATTGTTGTTTGGGATAGGACAACTACTTACATCACTAGCACTGTGGCGGCAAATACTGCGTCATGGGTTCATGTTGCTGTAACAAGATCAGGCACTGATCTAAAATTATTTTTGAATGGCGTTCAGTCTGGAAGCACTGCAACCGTTTCTACAAATTTTGCCCCAACAACTATTTTTGTTGGCGCAAATCCGGGAGGCCCAACAACAGGAAATTACGAGGGGTATATTTCAAATCTTCGTATGGTCAAAGGCGCTGCCGTCTACACCGGCAATTTCACGCCGCCAACCGTTCCTCTAACAGACATTTCTGGCACAGGGTTACTCACCTGCCAATCCAACCGTTTCATCGACAACAGCAGCAATGCGTTTGCGATTACGGTCAATGGCAACACCAGCATCCAAGCCTTTAGCCCGTTCAACCCCACGGCAGCGTGGAGTGCGGCGACGAACGGCGGGAGTGGGTATTTCGATGGGAGTGGGGATTTCCTGACGGTTGCCGCAACATCTTCATTGGCGTTTGGCTCCGGCGATTACACAATCGAAGGTTGGTTTTATGTAACAGGAACGTCTGATTATTTTGTTTTTGATATGCGAACGGCGTCAGGAATTTACGCCTACGTTGAAGGGTCAACGGGAAGTAACTTTGTTGTCGCAACAAGTGGAATAGCGCAATCAAACGCCGGAACTTATCGCGTAAATGCGTGGAATCATTTTGCTTTTGTTCGCTCTGGTAGCGGAACCAATAATACTAGCATTTACCTAAATGGTATTAGAACGCTGCAAGGAACAGATACAACAAACTATTCGTCTAATACTGGGGTTTATGTTGGCGCAAGGTATACGGCAACAGTTCCGTTTGTCGGGTATATATCTGATTTTAGATGCGTTAAAGGCACCGCTGTTTATTCCGGTGCAACTTATGCTGTTCCCACCGCTCCGCTCACAGCCATTACTAACACTCAATTACTCACTAACTTCACCAACGCCGGCATCTACGACGCGACGGCGAAGAACGATCTGGAGACGGTCGGCAACGCGCAGATCAGCACGACGCAGAGCAAGTTCGACGGCTCATCGATGTATTTCGATG